TCGACGTTGTAAAACACACTCCACTTTATTGGGCTATGCAGGGATGGGAAGCTGCATTGCGCGAAATGAATAAAGAAGCTGAAAAAAATGGTGAGCCACTATGATTACTCTTACACGCGAAGAAGCTGAACAAGTTCTTAAGCTGCTAGATACATTTGACACGTTCAATGATTTTACTGATGTGCGTGAACCACTACGAGCCAAACTAAGCGAACCACAGCGCGAATGGGTAGGGCTGACGGATGAGGAGATTCAAAAAAGTTATGAAACTTCTGGTCATTATCAAACACTAAGACCGCAAGACAGTTTTGCGGTGTATGCGTTAGCTCGTGCCGTAGAAGCCAAGCTAAAAGAAAAAAATGCCTAAGCAGAAGAAGATCGACTTTGATTGGGAAGCGGTCATTAACGGCAACCGAATAGGTGTTGGTCAAGTGTTAGCAAGCATACGCAAGGGTGAGGTAGATGAACAAGAGCTAGAGAAGTTACAGAATTTTGTGCAATTTGCGCTGGCGCTAATGCAGTTATGTGGGCCACAAAAATGGGCACAAGCAAAACTAAACGCAGAACTAATGAATTACTTACAGGAGAAAAACGATGACTGATTTTACAGCTTACGAAACGCAACACGAAATTTTGATTGACTATATGCACGTCATGATTGCCCGCCGTGATTGGCACGGTGTGTCAGACGTTGCGAATGATTTACGCGAATTAGAAGCAGAACATAAAAAGGTTGAAGAATGAAGCATTTAAATTGGACAGAACTAAACGAGCAAATATCAGGTATGACTGAGAAACAAGTGTGGCGATTGATTGAAGCCGAGTTGACGTCGCTTTGCCGCGCTAGTCACTTGACTCGCTTACATCAGCGGTATTGCAAACTGCGCGATGCACGCGAGCGCAGTGAGATTTTATCGGGGGCTAAATGAGAAAGCATAACGACATGACACTTAACGACCATTACATTTATACGCCAGCTACAACAGATGTCACAATCCGTTGGCGTGCAAAGTATGATTGGATACCGCCGTCAGAAGACCCCGTGTATCAGAACAAGTGGGCTGAGTTTCGTATTCGTTGCGCCCAAGGGATAGAGACGATCGTCAAGCAGAAAACCGAACAAGCGCACGATTACGCTAGGACGTAAATAGCGCGCTCATCTTTGCGGCGGTTCTCAAGTCCTCGTAAGACTTTCCCGCCTGCTTTACAATATTTTAGGAATTCGTCCGCTGCACCTGCGTAGTCACCACGATTATGTTTCTGGCGCAGGGTTGAGCGTTGTAGCGTTCCCAAGCCTACGTTAAAACTAAAGCTCACAAGAGCGTCAAGCCAGCCTTGACTATTAGCAGCGCTAGGGCAATAGCGCAGAACTCCCGCAACAAACCGGTCAAGGTCTTTTTGAAGAATGGCATCGACTTCCTCCATCGTAAACGTGCGGTTCCACTCAGTAGGACAAGGTAGGAGCTTTCTAGCATCTACCGACAATTTCGTATGATTGGGGTCAATTACATGTCCAACGCCGATTGTCCAAAGTCGGGCGGGACAACGGTAAGGTTTATTCCTTACCCCCTCGTGATGCTTAATCATATCAAGTGCTTTTTTGCTAATCATTTGCCAAACGCTCTACCGCCAAAATGGAACGTAAGAATTGCTGCAAACAGGGCTTGAGTCTCATCATCCCATAGTTGGTTAGCCAACTGAACAAAATCCACGCCTGTTGTCAGACCTTTGTACGCCAGTACGCTATCAATGCCAACTAGCAGAAAAAAGAACCCGTAGGTAATGACGGGGCGCACACTAGCGCGCAGGTCTTTCATCCAGGTAGATGTACCTTCAGAAAGCGCTGTATCGTGGGCATAGATTGCATTCATCTCCGCAGACTGTGCGTCGATTAACGATACTTTCTCCGCAGAAGCCGCTTGCGTTTTGATCTCGTCTAACTTAATTTCTTCAATGTGTTGCTGCGCCACATATCCAGCAGCAGCCAATTGCAGCTCACGATCTGTTTGCATCTGCGCTAATTTTAATTCGTGCGACTTATCAGACTTGTCTTGAAAGAAGTCAAGTAGTTTGGGCAAACCGCCCATTAAAAATGATATGAATGTTGACACTAATGTAAGCATTATTTGTCGGCCTTGTTGTCTAACTTATCAAAAATCTGTTTTAGCATACCCTTTACGTCGTCGATGTCACGACGGTAATCGTCTTTCTGTACGTACACTGTGGGAAGGCTAGAAAATTTATCTTCTAACTTATTTACCGAACGGGTAAGATTGTTCAAAATCCAGCCGCCAAACGCGCCAGACGCCCCGATCAGGATATTTATTAGAAGTTGGCTATCCATGTTAGCTAGTCGTCCCTTTGATAACTGCAAACGCGATTACGATTGCTTCGGATAACGAACCTGCGGTAACGTTTCTAACCGCGATTGTTACCGAGCCTGCGGCAGATTGTGCCGTTAATCCATACGATCCCGCTGTACCGCCAGAAATATGGTTTAGCACTAACAGATCGCCTGCGGCAATTGTGCTGTTGGTCATAACAAACGACACCGTAGTAGCCGCAGCTAACGCAGCGCCGTTAAGTGTTACTTGCCCCGTTATGGTGTTAAGCGTTACGCCCGTAGCTTTGCTAGTAGCCTGAGTAACCGTGCCACCTGCACCAACTGTATAGCCTATACCAGTTAAGCCAGCCGTGGTAAAACCGCCTGGCGCGTCAAGAATACCGCTAGTACCATCAAGTGTAAGTGCCATAATTTACTCGTAAAGAATGTTAATTGTTCCAGCGTCGAATGTGTCTGTGCCGTTGACGGTAGTAATACGAACAGCAGTTAAGGCTGATCCTAAAGCAACGCTAACAGAGGAAAGTGTTTGAAATGCGCTACTAGAAAGGCCTAAAGCTGAATTTCCAACCCAAGTTGTTCCGTTGAGCGTACAAAACGTAGCAAGTCCTTCTCTAACTGCTGCTGCCGTATTACCGCTTCCAAAATCTGCTACAAGCCCTGAAGTTTTAGTTGACGCTCCAGTAGAACCATTAGCTACTACACTTGATAAGCCTGTATACCCAGATGTTGTGTATGTAGGCGTTGGGCCAGTGCCTAATTGAAGTTGAACAGGGCTTGTTCCATTAGTAGAAACTCCACTAAATATTACCGTTATTCGCTTAACCCACGGTGGTATGCTGGTAAAATTAACGGACGACCCCGAAGCAGTTTTTGATATGTCAGATACGATTGGATATAGCACGCCGGTTGGCGCTACTACGTTGTTTGCAAACGTTGCTATCTGCGATGTGCTAAGTGTAATAGCGTCCGTGCCACCTACTTGAATGGCGCCAGATCCATCGGCGTTTCCTTTAAGACCTATGCTCATGGCGTTTACTCGTAAAGAATGTTAATAGAACCGTTAGCGTCAAAGGTATTTACCCCGCCCACTGTAGTAAGTCGAAAACTATTTAGTGGAGCCGACAAGGCTTTAAACCCTCCGCCAGCAATACCCCCTGCTGTGTCAGTACGTCCGCCTGAAACGCTAGCTGCCCAAGTGTTAGTGGCGTCATTAAGCAATACTAACGTAACTACGCCACTAAATATAACTGATGATGACCAGCCACCGGCAATCGGAAAACCAGCAGTAGAAGAAAATGCGCTTGCACTTGCAGTTGTTGTAGATGCGGCTGCAACGTAATTTGTGTCTTCAATTCCGCCTGCATCACCTAACTGAATTAACGGGTCTGACGTTCCGTTACTTCCAAAACCACTAATCATTATAGTGATACGTTTAGCCCACGGAGGAATGTTAGAAAAAGTAATAGACGTAACTGCCGTAAACGGAACTACCGTACCCGATACAATTGGGTAAATATTAGTGGTGATACCTGCCGTTTGTATAGTGCTTGCAAACGTAGCTATCTGTGTGCTTGATAGCGTTAACGCGGTAGTACCCGCACCTGTACCCGTCTTAAACTCAAGCGCGCCGGTGCCGTCGGGGCTAAACGACATGCCATCCGTTGCGTTACCTGCTTTAATTACCGTTGACATAGCTAATCCTTAAATAACGACGTAACGCGCGCCGGTAGGTATCGTGACAACTACTGGCGATGTGATAGTGGTTGCTGACACGTTCTGCGATATGTCTACTTCGTAAGTGCCAACTAACCCTGTAGACGCACCAAGAAATTTTACAATCGCAGTACCAGCGGTCACACCGCTGCCACTAATGACCGAACCAACACCTAGTATACCTTGCGAAACTTCAGCAATAGTTAACGTTGTACCCGCTATGCTTCCACCGTTAGCCGTTGTGCTAAACGCAGGGCCGGTAGTTACGGTACCCGTTGACATAGCATTTTTGCCGTCCGGAAAAGTAAAGCTCGTAGTAATAACTTGGTCGTTGGTTACAAACGCTTGGTTTGATCCGCCGCCGGTGCTGCTGCCCGAACCCAACGACCCCCAACCTGTAGGCGTGTAACCTTCAAAACTAGACGTGCTAGTGTTGTAGCGCAGCATACCTTCAACAGGATCGCTAGGGCGATCTTCTGAAGCTCCTGATTGCAGTTGGGTGTAGCCAAACCCCGTAAACGTAACGTCCCCTGTAGCCGATATGGTAGTGAACGCGCCAGTGTTAGGTTGCACGTCGCCCATAGGTGGGGGTGAGCCAAACGACAGGTTGTCAATAGGCACGATGATATTGTCTGTGGTGAACTGCACCACATCACCTTCACCGACTACAACGAATTTGTACGCAATGCCAGGCTGCAACCAGATGTCAGCTTGCCCGCGAGAGTCAAGCACGATGGGGTTGCTATTGACTTGATCGTCAT